GCCTTTTCAAACTCGGCGGCGTCATTCACCGGGTCTGCCACCAGACCGGCCTCGTGCGCTTTTTCCAGCACGCTGCCGACAAACTTGCCGAATGACGAAGCCGGCACACCGGCCTCCAGCGCCGCCTCTTTCAGCAAGGGCAGCATCTTGTCATCCGCACCGATCGGCGAACCGTGCTTTTCGGTGAATTCATCGGAAAAGGTCACATCGCCATATTCATCGGCGGATTTCGGGACGCTCTGCCTGGCCAATTGGTCGCGCAGCCCCTTGGTGCGCTTCCACAGCAAATCCATTGTTTCCTCGTTGGACGCGCCTAAATGGGCCTCGTCCATGCCTTCCGGACGATAGAGCGACGGCGCATCATTCTGGCCGGTGCCATCATTTGCGCCATCATCGGCGTTTCCGCCATCCTCCGTGTTCACACCTTCATCGCCATCGGTCTGGCCTGCATTTTCATCAGTCATGGTCATGGTCTCCTTGCTCCAGCAATTGACGGCCGCGCCCGATCAGCGCGCACAGCAAAACCGTCATTGAATTCTGCCCTTCCCGGTAACAGCCATATTTCAGGATATCGCTGTCAGACGCGCCCAGATCCCCCGGCCAGGTCGCACAGCGCACGGTCTGGTCCATCAGGAAATCCAGCAGCTCCTGCGCGCGGTCTCCGGAAAACACCGCTTCGGCGATCTCGGCCATGCGGTCATAATCGCCCTTCACAACAGAATTGACAGGCAACATCGGATCGCGGCGGTTCAAATTCGACCAGCCAGCCTCACCGCCCATCAATGCGTCCATAATGTCGCCCGGCTGGACGGCGGGAACACGCTTGTCGGTCATGCCGCCTCTTGCTCCTGTTGTTGCCCGGCCAGAATGGCTGCGATGATTTTCTGCACATCGCCGCGCGCGGCGGCATCGCGCACCAGGGCTTCCGGAACACCCAGCTTCTCGGCAAAGTATTCGCCCAGATCTTCCACCTTGGCGCTCAGCAGTACGGCATCCATGCCCATCGTGCCCGACATCAGCTCCAGCCAGCGCGTCACGCGGGTCAGATCATTCATGTTCTGGGCGTCCGCCAGCGGTGAAACAATCTTCACACTGGCCGTCAGCTGATCGATGCGGATAAAGGTGGGGATCAGGTTCTGCTTATGCAGAATTTCCAGACTGCGCTGAACCAGCGGCACCACGAATTCCTGCACCAGCCGGCCATACACCACGGCCAGGTCCTCATTGTAGATGCGGATATGCTCGATCACCTCGCTGGCACTGCGCGGCGTGTCGCCCTTGCTGGCCGGAATGGCATGATCGAACAGCAATTCGCGGATGCGCTCGCGGTAATCGCCGATCAGAATGTTTGAAATGTCGAAATTGCGCGGCACGTCCAGCGCCCGGATCTCCGGATTGGCCGTCTGGTTAGACATTACCGGGATCATCGAGCCCGGCTGCAGACGCTGCAAATTCAGCGTCCCGACGGCGTTCATCCCCTGCGTCCGTGTCCACAGGCCCATAATGGCCAGCGCCGCCGCGCGCAGCGTCAACTCCACCGTCTTGTTCAGAACCCGCACATCGGGCAGGGCCATCATGGCCGGCCCGCGGCCCTGTGCCTCGCCCGGAACCTTGAAAAAGCGCGGCGTCAGCCAGGGGCAGGTGTCGGTTTTCTCGTCATGGATCTCGACATAATCATCCTTGCCGCCACCGGCCATGACGACATGCAATTCCCATTTTTTCGTTTCGCCATTCCAGAACGTGGACTGGGCCACCTCGAATTCGGCTTCCGAATTGCCATCCTTGGCCAAAGCCTCTTTCACCGGTTTCGGGAACTTGACCGCCGCATCCGGCCAGGTCGCCTCGATCACGCGCGCCGGGAATTTCCGGCAATAGTGGATTTCCGTCACCTTGCCGGCGCGGCCCTCGACCAGGGCCACATCAATCACCGGCACGGCCTCGAACACGATCGGCTCATCGGCATCGCCCTGCGAAATCAGCAAACAGGCCTGCCCGGCCACCAGATCCACACAGGCCTCGCTGGCGGCAGCATTGAAACCCGGCGTCTGGATCGCGGCATTCACCGCCGCCGAAATATCATCCAGCTCCCTCGACAGGCGCTCACGGGCCGCCTGTGGCAGCTGCTTGGCAGCCGCTGGCCCCAGCTCGATCCGGAAAAAGGATTGCAGGGCGGGGGCAATATCGTTTTTCAGACGGCCGGCAAAACGGAAAGCCGAAGAAACCGCCGTGCTGTCAAACAGGTGATCCATGCGTGGAGCGCCCGCACCGCCGCGCCGTTCTGCCGGATCCCGATAGACCAGGATCTTGTCATAAATTTCTTCCAGCAGGCCTTCCCAGGGACGGCGCTTCTCGAACGCGCGGTCCTTGGCCTTCCAGATGGCGGCGGCGGATGATGGCGGCTTGATCGCCATCAGCCCAGAGTATCCTGAACCTGGCTGGCCAGCGCGGCGCGGCGGCCACCGCGCGCCGAGCGGATACGCGCCGCGTCGGCTTCCGCCTCCGCCTCGGCTTCATCGCCACGAGCGCGGATGCGCTCGCGGTTCTGGTGCGCCTCCAGAGAGCGGTTCACCTTCGGACGGCCGAAACCGAACAATTCGCCAATGCCTCGCATCACATCCATCAGACAGCCTCCGGCCGGAAAACATAGAGATCACAGCCATCCTCGACGCCGCCGCAGGGCGCAAAACCGGCCAGCTTCACCAGACGCGCCGACCCCGCACCCACGCGCGCAAAGGCGGCGCCGAACCGGTCATGGGCAATGCGCGCCACGGCGGCGGCCGCATCCAGAGCCCAACGCAAATGCTTGCGAATGCCGGGCGCAGCCACAAACCAGCATTCCGCGGCTTGCAAATCCTCGCGCCAGCTGAACCCGCCGATCCACAACAGCGCGCCATGGGCGCGCGCTTCCCAGGCAAAGCCCAGGCCGATCTGCGCGGCATAGGCCGCGCGGCGGGCAGGGTCTGTCACCGGGGCGCCGTCATCGCCAATCAGCGGCTCACTCACGCTGAACAGGCTGGCTGGCTGGATATCGAAATCGGGCTGCGTCATGAAACCTTCCGGCTGATGGCTCCCGGATGGCGGGGTCGCACCGGCCGCGCCATGAAACGGCCGGGCCACTCGGCGGCCGCCATCCGGGCTGCCACGATTGGCCGGACAAGGCGGCAGGGGGGCTAAACCGCTAATCCAGCGGGTTCCACGCCCATCCGGCCGCACCACCGGACAATTGTGAAATCGCATCACCATTCCCGGCAAAGGCCACATTGCCGCCGCGCCGCGTCACCACGGCATGGACACCCTCGCGGCCAAGGATCAGGTATTGCAGGGCGTCATGCGGGTGCGAGTATTCATTCTTGGCGGGCTTGCGCTCGGTGCTGTCTTCTCCCGCCACCTTCGCATTGCGGAACATGTAGCTGGAATTGAAGCCCTTGCGCAGGGACGGGCATTTCTGCGGATCCAGCAACAATCCCTTTTGTCCACCCGGCATGTCGCGATGCAGAACCTGGTCGACCGCATCGATGCGCAAGGCCAGCTCGTTTGACCCGGCCGGCAGGATCGGAAAGCCCAGGGCGAATTGCAGCGTGTCCAGCCAGCTTTTCTCGCCGCCTTCCTTGTCCGCGCCGCGGTCAGCGGTCGGATCTGCAAAGCCGTAAAAACGGAAATCCGGATATTCTTTCGCAATGAAGTCCAGAACCAGCTCGGCAAAGCGGGACGCGCCCATGCGCCCGCTATAGATCTCGGCCAGTATGCGCCATTGCCCCTCGGCATCCTGCTGACCGAACACCGCCGCCGGATGCAGCGTCTGGCCGCCATCGAACCCGATACCGATATCCTGCCCCTTGATCGGGACCAGCGGCGTTTTCGAGGCATGCAGATTGTCGTCATACCGGTCATAGACCGGCGTGCCCGAGCGGTCAGCGCCCCATTTGTTGTGAACCAGCCGGTCGATCTTCCATTGCGGCCAGGTGGCCGTCATCCGGTCATAATAATCTGGCTGCAAATTCTGACGGTTTTCCGCCTCCGGCGCATACCCGCCCGGCTGGTCAAAGAATTCGAACAGCCCCGCCCGTTCCATCTCGGCGCGCCGACCCACACACCAATCATACAGCCAGTGATCCACATCGGTTTTGTTGAAGTCGCCGGAAATGCCGGTCCAGGCCTCCACACCTTCCGGCAGCATCCGCTTGGGAGGGAAGCGGCCCATACGGCCAATGAAATATTCCAGCACCGCCTCGGGCAGGCCGGAAATGGCGTTCAGCCCCACACCGGTCGGCTGGTATCCGTCCAGCACCTTTTCAGGGTCGCGCTCGCCGATGGCCGTGCCCTCGATCGACAATTCGATAATGCCGTGCTCATCCACCAGGCGCAGATCGTGCCGGAAGGGCCGGTTCTCCCCGCCACGCCATTGCCCCAGATCCCGCAACACCCATTCGTCATAGGTCTCGACAAAGTTGGCATAGAGGTTCGGAAACGTGTCACGGACGAACACATGCCGGTGACGGCGGACGCCATCCCGGCAGCGCGGCTGGCGCGCCGCCTTCACGAAGGGATCGATCACCAGCGCACCCGTCTTGCCCGAACCATACGGCCCGGCGATCAGCCGGATAAACTTTTCCGAGGTCAGGAAGTCATAGGCCACCGGCCCCGGCGCCTGCCAGCCGGACACGCCGGCATCCAGAACACCCTGCACCCGCTCATAGGCCACAGGATCGATCCGCGCCCAGTCCGGCTCATTGTGCGGATTGCCGCCATCGTGAACCTGCGCCGCCATCACGCACCCGCCCGGACAACAAGCACATCCGCCTGCGTAGCAAACACATCAAAGGCGCGCGCCCCCGGCCCCGTAAATTCGCAAATCGCCCCGAGGGCGGACTTGGGTCTGAGCATGATTTTTCCAATCTCCGGTAAAAATGCAGGGCTTCAGGTCACAATGGGCGGATCGCCGGTTTTTGAAGGGGTGCCCCTCCGGCGCGATCGGCCTGGTCGACCGCCCAGAGCATGCCCGCTGTTGTTCGATCAGCGGCGGTCATGCCTCATCATCCATATCATTCAATGGCTTAGCGTCAGCTGTAGACTTTCCATCCGTAGACTTTCCGCCGTCACCCTCGCTAACCTCTTGATTTTGCGCGCGCACATCCTTGGGCCGCAGATCCATGCCACCCGCCGCCGGCCTGCCCTGAAAATCTGAGCCGCCCGGCCTGGTGAGAACCCCCAGGGCCATTACGGGCAGATCGTTGCCATTGCCGTCATCAATGACCGCGCCACGCTTCTCGTGCAGGTAAGGCGCGGCTTCCTTCCATGCGGCCACCTGGACCTTCAGCAGGCTGGTCAGCATCCCGATCATCGCTGCCTCGTCGACCGGCGCGCTGGTGTCCGCGATGACCCACTTGCCATCAGCCCTCAGCTCGGCGATCAGATCCGTCGCCTGGTCGCGCAGTTCGCGGAACAATTCGGCGGGCGACATCGCGCCCAGGGCGACAAGGCTCTCCAGCGGCATCGTGTACCGGCTGGACAGATAATCGACCCATTCCTGCGAGCGGCGGCCCTTGGCGCCCTTTGGACGGCCGACGCCACGCTCCTCGTCGCCTGCCAGCGCCTCGGCGCGATGCCGCGGGGCCATCATGGCCGGCTCGAACAGATCGCCCTGGACCGATCGCAGCGCATCCAGCTCACCAGCGCCAGTCTGGCCAACAGCCGAGGCCAGCCCTTCCTTGCGATCACCGCCAGACATTAAACACCCGATATTTAATTGGTTTTTGGCCGTTTGAGACGCGGCCAGATCGGTGTCTCACATGGTGTCTCACTGCTAATTCGCTGAATTTACTTACATATTTATATGTTTGAGACAGTGAGACAGTGAGACACGTAAAAATCCCCACGCGGGCGCGCGCGCACACGAAAGGGCCATGTCTTGGCGTCTCACTGTCTCGAACGCAGTTTTTCCCTATTGGAAACAAAGGCTTGATCTTTCGCGGCGAGTGTCTCATTTGCCGTCTCACGGCGCGCCGGTGTCTCACCGCAATCCGGGCTTGCCTCAAATCCTCACGGGGCCGGGGGCGCGGGGGGCTAAAAGGGCGCATCGTTATCAGGTGGCGGTTTCGACGCTTCGGGTGGGCCGTCATCGCCCGCGACAACCTTCGACAGGTCCAGCCAGGTGCATCGCCGCTGGCGGCCATCAATGCGGCTGCGGCGCAGCATCCACATGTCGGGCGGCGCCTGCTGCAGCGAGGAATTCCATGCGCCATCCACGCTGGCCTCGCCTTCATAGTCGGACCCCCGGAACAGCTGGCGCAGCTTCTCGTCTGACCCGGGCACAGCCAGCCACCATTCCACATCGGCACGCTCTGACACGCGCGGCTCGACCTTCAGGCCAGCTGCGGCCAGATACCCGTTCAACACTTTCAGCTTGCCCTTGGCCGTGGTAGCGCCACCGAAGACCTCGGCCTGCCCCTCGGCATCATCAGGCTCCATGAAGGCGTCCAGCAGGGCGCCAACGGTGCGCTGCTTGCCGGATCGCCAGGCCTCGACCGGCGCCGCCAGCAGGCCGATCAGGCAACGCTCCCATTCCGGCTGCTTGCCGGCAGTCTCATCCAGCACATCAGGGGCCAGGAGATCGCACCAATGATCCAGCGTGTCGCTGTCTGGCGGCGCATCTTCCAACAGCACGTCTGCACACGCCATCAGCGTGCCGAATTGCATGGCGGCGCGGCTATCATGTCCGCGGGCTTCCAGAGAGGCCCGCCAGGTCAATAGCCGCTCCTGCAGCTCGGCCCAATTGTCCACCATGCGGCGGAACAGCTTGCGGCCCAGCAGGCCCAGCTCCTTCACGTCCAGGCGCGGCATCACATCGCCGGGCTCGAACGGGTTCAAATTCAATATCGCCATCCGCGACAAATCCTGCGGCCGCAATCCGTGACGGATGATCGAGGTGAAGCAAAACGGCGTGCGGGCGTAGAAGGTCTTGCCCTTGCCATCGGCACCGCCGCGCATCACCACACCGCCTGACGATGCCTGCCGCATGAACTCCACCACGGCGCGGGTCTTCGCCGGATCGTTCTGCGTTTCGAACTCGTCCAGAATGGTGGGCAGGCTGGAATGGCCAACATGCTGATAGATCGAGGCCACCGTCACATTCGTGGCATAGATGACGCCCGAGCCCAGCAGGGCCTTCATCAAATCCTTGGTCAGGGTGGATTTACCGCTGCCCGGCCCGCCCGTCACCCAGACAGACGGGCGCCAGTCCAGCGCGCCGGTCACGAAGCCCTGCGCGATATAGCCGATCAGCAAGCGCACATCCAGCTCACCCCGGCGGAACCGCCAGGTCGAGATCAGGGCTTCCAGCTCCCGGCCCGGCTCCGGCCCCTGCGGGGCATTGAACGGATAGGGCCGCACCGGCTCGGCGGGATAGACAGCACTGTCCAGATCGCCGGGCGGCAGGCGGTCATACTTGCCCTTGGCATCGCGGACGAACAGGCTGTTACCGCAGTGCAAGACCAACCGCGTCTTGTCTTCCGGGTCTGCCCATGTGCCACGGCCCCGCACCAGCTCGTAATCGCGCCAGACGCCGCGCATGGCGGCGGCATTGTAGAGAAGGTTGCCAGCGGTTTCCGCGTCCCAGCCATTAATGCTGTCCGGATTGGCATAGAACTCGGCAATCGCCTCGGCGCCTTTCTCGATCGTCTCCTTCGATGGCGCGCGTTTTCGCGGGAAAGCCCAGTAGAGAAAGTCGATGCGCCCGGCATAGAGCTTCTTGACCGTTTCCGCCTTCAGATCCGCGACAGGTACCACCTGCCCCAGAGTGTTCAGGAAAAAGAATGTCGTGCCATCCATGCCCAGGGGAATGACGGGATTGCCCTGGGGCAGGCCGAACCGGTCCACCGCGCCCATTTCGCGCCATCGGCCGGGCGGTATCTGCTTGCCGCCAATCTCTCTGGGCGCGCCCTTTTCCGGATCTGTCGGCAAAGACGCTTCCGCCTCCGCCTCCTCGATCAAGGCACGCAAATCCTGTTCGCGGGTTTTCGCCACGTCAAAATCCCTTGTCGGATGGATGGATGCGCCGGGACAGGCCCGGCGCTCTCAGATCAGTTGGAAGCCGCCGTCAGATGCTTGCGAGCCAGGACGATCAGATCACCCTTGACCACCGCCGCGCTGGCAACCTCTGAACACTTGGCGGCACAGCCCTGACCGGTCAGATGATCCACCAGCCCCTCCTCAGGCAGAGAGGCCAATTCCCCGACCGTGTTAATGCCGACAGCCTCCAGCTTCGCCGCCGTCGCCTTGCCGATGCCTTTGACATCTGTCAGCGGCACCTTGCCCCGCGCGACCTCGGCGGCGGACGGCTCCACTGGCTGGAGCCTGGTCTTCGCCTTGCCGCCGCCAATCCGCTCGCGGTCAAAGGCGCCCGACTGCCGCTCGAAACCATCATCCGGATCCCGCGGCCGCGCAGGAGCGGGCTCCGCAGGTTCGGACGGAATATCGATCGAGGACAAGGCCTTGACCGCCGCCCGGAAGACCAGCCATTGCGCCCGCAGGGAAATATCCTCTTTCCAGCGCGCCGCATCAAAGGGCTGACCCGACCATTCACAGAATTGACGGCAGAATGTCTCGGCCGGCGGAAACTCGCGCTTCACCCCGAAATCATACAGGCGATCCATCACCTCGGCGAGGTGGTCGTCAATCTCAACCGCCGCACCATCCAGAGCCGCGCCCGTGCCGATCAGCGCCAGCTGGGCGGCAGTTTTCATCCGCTTTTCAATCGGCACCATGACCAGCTCGGCCAGCTCGTCTTCGTCAAGAAAAGGCGTTTTCATGTGGTTTCTCCCTTCAGGAAATCATTGGCATCCTTGCCCATGGGCACACGCACCACGGCTATGGGAATGCCGGTTTCAACAAGTCTTGATTTGGCTTTTTCGAACCCGCGCGCGGCGGGGCCGTGCGACCAGTCATTGTCGGCCATCACGGTGATTTTTTCGGGCGGATCACCCTCTGGCGGTGTCCAGCTGGCCAGCCCGTTCAGACTGCCGCAGGCATACACCACAGCCTCGGGCAGCGAGCAGGCCACAGCCATCGCATCCTCGATGCCCTCGGTCAGGATCACATGGCCGACAGCGCGCCCGGTCCAGACCCGGATCGACGCGCCTTTTGTGGCGCCCAGCATCTTTTTCGCAGACGGCACATCGGCCTTGCCGATCGGCAATCCGGGCGGGGTCAGATAGGTGCGATGCACCGCCACCAGCTCGCCGGTATGATCGCGCATCGCGCAGATCATGGCAGGCAGCCAGGCCTCTGGACCGCGCGCATCCCGGTACAGGCAGGATGGCGAAAAGCGGATATCGTCCGACAGACGGCCGGGCAGATTGCCCAATGGCAACCCCCGCGCCTGCGTCAGATATTCCCAGCCGCGCGTGCCATAGATAGGCCGTGCGGACTGGAACAGGCGCTTGGCCGTGCCGATCTTCGCCCGGCGCTCGGCCTCGGCATCCTCGTCCATCTTTTTCGCGCTGGCCTCGGCCTGCTGCACCTTGCGCGCCACAGCTTTCGCATCGCCGCTGGCAAGGCCATAGCGATGCACGGCCCAGTCAAACACTTCCTTGCGGTCTTTCAGGACACCGGCATAGACGGGCAGGTCGATGATATCGCCGGTTTCCGTCCCGCCGCTGTCAAATTCCTTGAAACATCCGGCGGCTGGCCCGCTCAGCCATATCTTGAAAGATCCGGCCCGATCATCCCCGCGCTGCGGATTGGGACAGACGAAATACTTGCCATCGCGGCGGCCACGCGCAGCCAGACCCCATTCATTCAGCAGGCCCATCAACTCGGCCTGCATCATCGGCTTGATATGGCGGAAACTGATATCAGGCGCCGGCATCATCATCCCCGGCATCAGAACCTTCGTTGATCCGCGCCAGAATGGCCGCGCGGTTTTCTGCATCCACACTCACCAGCACCAGACCATCCTCCTGGCGCATTTCGAGGCGCGGCGGGCGGCCGCGCCAGTCATTGACCTCGGCCATGCTCAGCGGCACCGCATCCGCAATGCGCGCCGCCAGCGCGGCCAGAACCTCGTCCGGTTTAGGCGTCGCAATTTTCGTGGCCGCCTTGGCCAGACGGTCTGCGCGCTGCTGCATGGCTTCCACGCCCTGCGCGGCCAGCTGCTCCTGTTCCTCGCGGCTCAGCGACCGGGACAATCGTTCTGCCGCGCGCAGCGACAGATCGCCGGACGCCACAGCGGCAGCAATGCCCTCGCACCCGGCATCGCGCACCACTTTGGCGCGTTTCACCGACCGTGCCCCAACCTGCATCTGGTTGGCCGCCGCATCGGTGGACAGAAAACCGGGCCCATGGGCCCCTTTTTCGGATGAGAAACCGCCTCCATGGAG